ATTAAATTAATAGAATTAATATCAAAAGAATAAAAATTATAAATTTGATTACAATTATAGAATAATTTAAGATTATCAGTTTGTAAAATGATATTTTCTGATGATTTAATAAATGATAATAATTTATTTGAATTAATAATATTATTAGACATCAATGTAAAGAAGTTATAATTATTATAAATAAAATTAAATTTTACAACTTTGATATCTGTAATTAGATATTTATTAAAAGTTTCAACTCGTAAACTATATGAATCATAAAAATCAAGAGTATTATTTATTAAAGTTGTTTTCAATGAACTATATTGATTAAATAATTCTGTATAATTTTCATTAATTGTCACATTAATATAACTTTTAGATAGATAATCTCCAGATTTTGGTATAATAAAATTAATAATATTATTTTTTTTAATATTATTACCAGGTATTTCATAATTATTTATAAAAAAATTACTATATCGTCTATAATAAATTTTAAAATATGTTATCTGAGGTGAATTTGTAAAAATATTATCATCACCATTAGTTATAAGTTGTATAAATCCAACACCCATTTAATATTAATATTATAATAGAATAATATTAATAATAAATTTAATTTTAAACAAAAAACATTATTAATAAGTGTAAGCTGTAGCAGCAATTCCTCCACAAAATCTCAATACATTATAATTAGTGACTTGAACAATTAGTTTATAGTCATTTATATTATTATTAGAATTACTATTATTATAGTCAATATTATTATTAATTTGTAATTTTAGTGAGAAATTAGGTATTCTACTTAAATTACATGATCCGGATGGTTGTGTTTCAGTAGGATTTAAACAGAATGAATAAATATTTAATCCTTTTTGTGGAATAGAATTATAAAAATTGTAAGGTTGTACATAATTAAAATAATTTATATTTTCTCCAATTAATACTGTACTATTCATATAAATATATGATTCTTGAATAATATCATTTTTAATTGTAGATTGTATTAAATTATTAATAATATTATAATTATAATTATAATTAGTATTATTTATATAAAAAAGACCTTTAGTAAAATTAATAGGATCAAATAGTGTATAATTATTATAAATAATATTAGCATAATTTTGTATTAAATTATCAATATTAGAGATAGTATTAATATTATTATTATTATTTAGTTGATATGAAAAAACATTAATATTATTATTAAATATATCATTAATATTAAATTTTTTAACAACAAACCAATACATATCTTTACAACAATGGAAGAAATCTAAAACAAATGAGTTATTATTAATAGAAATATTATTAAATTGTATTTCTTGAATTTGTGTAATTAAATATTCATGAGCAGATTGAGCAAATTTTTTTCTTTCTATATTATCTAAATAAATATATTCTGCAACAACTGAAACTTCTAATTTAGTCAATATAATATCATTTATATTATTAACAAGAGAATTAATAATCTTATTTCGCAAGTCAATACTATCAATATTATAATCAATATTAACCTTAATGCATTCAGTAAAACTTTTCAAATTAACTTTTAATTGTATAGAATTATACTGCAGTGAAATTAAAGGAAAAGATAATCCATAATTACCATTAAACCAGAAAGGTAATGCTAAATATAAATATGTTTCATCTTGTTTTGTATTAAAATTATTAATTGATTGATTATTTCCAATTAATATATTATAAATATCAGTATTTTTATAAAATAAATCTCCATAATTATTTATATAAAAATCACTCAATGAACTAATTTTATTACTACCAATATAAATATCAATAGAATTAAATAAATAAATAGCAATTTTATTTACCCAAGAAATAGATATATTATTTTTTTTAATTAATAGATTTTGAAGTTGATTATAAATATATGTATTAAGATTATAAATAATATCTAAATTTTTATAAATTGTAAATTTAAAGAGATCATATGATAAGAAATCTTCAGACCAATCATTATAAATGTAAATTAAATTATCATTAATAATTTTAAACAAAGAAGCATTATAGAATATATTTAAATTATTTTGAGTAGTAGAACTAATAAATCCGTTATTAAAGAAGAAATTAATAGATTGAAAAAATTGGTTAAATTCATCTACATTAATATAATTTAAAATGAATGTCTTCAAGTCATTAATATATGTATAAATTATAGTATTATCATATTTTGCAAAAAATGTATCAATAATATTTAATTCTTTATTATAAAATTCTAAGAAATACTGATAATATAGTACATAATCTTGATATGATGATGTTAAATTATTATTAATAATATTTAAAATATTTGTATCTGTTAATATACTATCAATATCAATTTTAGGTAATTTAATTCTTAATGTTAACCTAGATAACAAATCTCCACTATTTTTAGGTATAGTTAAAACCGAAGTTGATCCAAAATTTACATCATTATCAAATGAGAGTAAAGTTATTTTTTTTCCAAAATTAGTATATCTTCTATATATAATATTAAAAAAAGTAATCTGTGGATTACCGGTTAGAGTAATATCTTGAGTTCCAGATGATATAATTTGAACTAATCCACCAGGCATTTATAATATATATATTTTAATATTTTAAAATCTATTAAATATTATAATTTATAATATTTAATAATGGAAATATTAAAAGAGGAATCTGAAATTTGTAATAATGATTTATGTTTAGGTATAGATTTTGGTACTACTAATTCATGTTTAAGTATATGGTATAATAATAAATCAATTATTATTCCAGATTATGATGGTAGTGAAACTATTTCAACTATTATTGAATTAGATAATGATAAAAAAATAATAGGTAAAGAGGCATCTATAAGAAAAAACATGTATGATAAAACAAATAATTTATCAAATAATAAAAAAAACATATTTTTAGTATATGAAATTAAGAAATTGTTAGGTAAAAAATATTCAGAATTAACGATGAATGAATTAAACATGATAGCGTATAATATAAAGAGTGATGAAAATGATGATATAATAATATATGATGAAAATATGAACAAGAATTATTATCCAACTGAGATATCAGTACATATTTTTATGAGTTTTAAAGTTAGAGCAGAAAATTATTTATCTACAAAATTAAATAAAAAAGTAACAATAAAAAACGTAGTATTATCAGTTCCAGCATATTTTAATAAAAATCAGAGAGAAATTATTAAAAACAGTGCAACTTATGCAGGTTTAGAAGTTATAAGATTAATAAATGAACCAACAGCAGCTGCAATATGTTATGGTTTAGGTAAAAACAGAGATACAAATAATATAATAGTATTTGATTTTGGTGGAGGTACATTAGATGTAAGTTTATTAAATATAACAGATAATGTATATGAAGTATTAGGATCATGTGGAAATAATAATTTAGGAGGTTCAGATTTTGACAATAAAATAATGGAATATTGTATATTAGAATTTATCAAAGAGAATATTTCTTTAATTGAAAATAAAGATACTTTTATTAATGAAATTGAAGAAAATATATTATATAAATTAAAATATCTATCTGAACAAGCAAAAATTACATTAAGTAGTAATTTACATACAAAAATTAAAATAAATAATTTTTATAAAAATTTACACTTAAATGTTAATTTTAGTAGAGAAAATTTTAATACAATTTGTCAAGATTTAATTAGAATTATTATTAAACCAATTAATGATCTACTTATTAATTGTGATATTGAAAAAAAGGATATTAATGAAATCATTATGGTAGGTGGTATGACAAAAATACCAATAATAAGATATAATATAGAAAGATATTTCAATAAAGATGTTAATTATTCGATAGATCCAGATAATGTAGTATCTATAGGATGTGCTATACATGGATATATGATAATAAATAAAACATCTATAAATGATAAATTATTATTAATTGATAGAACATCATTATCAGTAGGATTAGAAACTTCTGGTGGATTAATGGATATTCTAATACCAAGAGGTAGTATAATGCCGATAAAAAAAATAAAAAAATACACAACTGATAAAGATTATATAGATAGTATTTATATAAAAATTTTTGAAGGTGAAAGAAAATTTACGAAAGATAATATTTTAATAGGGGATTTTATATTATCAGGTATAGAAAAACAAAAAAGAGGAATACCTGAAATTCAGATAATATTTGAAATAGATATAGATGGTATAATAAAAATAAAAGCAGAAGATTTAGATAATCCATTAAATAAAAAAAGCATACAAATATCAGGTAATAAGAATAATTTAAATGAAGAGCAAATTAACGAGTTAATAGAGAATGCTAAAAAGATGGATTATCATGATAGAATAGATAAATTCAAGAAAGAATCTTACATATCATTAATTGATAGTTCAAACAAAATAATAGAAAATTTAAGTTCATCAGATATTAAGATAGAGAACGAATTAAAAAACGATATAGTAAACAATGTAAATGAAATATTAAGTTGGTTAAAAAATAATACGTATGATTTAATAGATGTAGATAAATACAAAGAATTACTTCACGATTATAAAATGAATTATAGTATATATTTAATTCAAAATAACAATATAATAAATTTAGAATGTATAAATAACGAGAAAGAAGTAGATTGTATCGAAATATATGATACAGAAGATTCAAATAAAAATTATATTGAACAAATCAAGTATTTTAGAGAAATTTTAGATGAATATAATGATATATATAAACAAATAAAAATAATTAAATATATGAATAATGAAACAGATAATAAAATAGATAATATTTTATTATTATATGAGAAAGTTAACAATTATGCAAATGACATATTAATCAAGTTTTTTGTAGAAAAAAATTTAAATGATGAAATTGTTACAGAATATTGTAGTAATTTAAATAAATATGATTTAGAATTTAAAGAACAATATGAATTATTAGATGATGAATATAATATAATAAATAAATTTATATTAAATATAAAAACAAAAGAAGAAGAATATTTAAATTTATTAGAAAAAATAAATTCAGATTCTAACAATGATAAACAAAAAATAGAAAAAATTAATGAAATAAATAAAAAATTAGATATAATTATAGAATTAGATAGTATAATATATAAAGTAAATTCTGGATATATTTCAATTGAAAATTCTGAATTAATGAACATGATAAATAAATTAAATTCAATTAGTTAAAGTTTTATAATAAGCAAATAATGTATGAATATAATTAGTTGGTACTTGTTTAATATCTATATTGATAGATTTAAAAATATAATAAATAGTTTCAAAAAGTGTAATATTAAGATTTTTAATTATAAATCCAATAGCGATAAATGCTGATAATATTATATTATTACTATTAATTAAAATAATTTGGTTATTTTTGTAAGAATTTTCAATAAAATTATTAGTAGAATTAAAGTCAATAGTTATTAGTTTATTAGATTTAATTAATAAATCGTTATAATTAATATTTATATTTAATACTTTAAAATCGTCATTATTATCAGTTTCTATAAAATTATTTATACTAATAATATTTTTTATATTATTACTTTTAATATATTCTTCAAATAAATTATCATCATTTGTTAATTCAATATTACCACTAATATATAGATTAGGTATTATTTGTTTAATGTAAATTTGAACCATTATAATAAATATTTATATATTATTCTGATATATAAAAATTACCAATTTCTTTTAATTGATGTTTTGTGAAATTCTTCTATTATATTATTTAACATTTGTTCGTATCTTTTTAATTTATCTTTATTTGTAAAATATGTTTTATTAATATTATTTTCATATTCATTTATTAAATTTATTAAATTAATTATTTCTTCTTTTTTAGACATATAAAATATCCTTATATTTTAATTTCATATAGTTTTCCATTTTTTAATGCACTATTTTTATTATATGAATTTATTTCACTGTTTTTTAATAATTCACTTATTTCATTTAATTTTTTTATGTTTTGTTCATTAATTCCAGTAGAATGAACAATGGTATCGTCTATTTCTTTATAACCATTATCATTATCAGAATCATTATCACTAAATAAATCTTTTAAATTTTTAATAGGTTGACCATCTTTATTAATTATTTTATAATGATCCAATATATTTTTATTAATATTTAACTCATTTAATACATTATTTGATTCTGAATTATTATTAGAATCACTAATTGTTTCACTAGATGCTTCATTAGAAGATTCACCAATTATTTCACTAGATGTTTCATTAGAAGATTCACCAATTATTTCACTAGATGTTTCATTAGAAGATTTATTAGAATGATCTAGTTTAGTTAATAAATCATTTTTGAGTGAAATAATATGATCAAGAGATTCCAAATTCATGTTACACATATTTTGGATATTAATAATATTTTTAAGAATTAAACTACTAAATCTATAAGTTAGAGTTGAGAAGACCTTTGATATTTTATTAGGGTCATTTAAATTATTTTCATAAATTGACATATTTTTAAATATCCAAATAATAAATTGATAATAAAAAAATAATAATACTTGATTATTTTCATTATTTTCAGATATACTATTATTTATTGTATTATAAATAAAATTTTGTAATTTAACAATAATATCTAAATTAGATGTAAATATAGAATTTATAAAATTAAATTCATTTACTTCTAATATATGATTGTAACTTAATGTATATAAATATTTTTTAATATACATATTGTTATTATCAATCATATTTTTTAATATATCATCATTTGATATAACACATTCAATTCCAGAATTATTATAAATTATATATGAATTATTATCGTCATTAAATTCTACTCTATTTTGTGTTCCCCCTAATAATTTATTTTCAACTATGTCATCATCTAATTTTAATTTATATGAATCATTGTTAAATTTATCAAAATTATTATCAATATTCATATTATAATTATCATTAAAATTATTAATATTATCATTAAAATTATTATTATTGAAATTATTATTAATATTATTATTTTTGTTTAAATTAATATTACTTTCATGGATACTATCTTCTTTTTGTTTATAATATTCTGATGATAATTGTTTATTATTACTTTCTTTTTTTATTGGTTTTGTATTTAACATTACTTATATAATTCTATATTATAAAAAAATTATATTATTTTATTATTTTATTATTTTATTATTTTAATATTTTATTATTTTATTGAAAAATTTAATAATACATAAGTATTATTAAATTATTACTATTATTTTTATTATTTTTACCTAATTAATATTAGTTAGTAATTAAACAGCCTTGGGAGCTTTTTGGAGTTTATTGTGGAATTTGTATTCAATTTGTTTTACAGAACCATCAGCATTTGCAATTTCAACTTTAACTGGATTATCTAAAATTTGTCTCTTTCCAATATATTTATATTCTTTGTGCTTGCTATTTCTAGTGCATTCTTTAATTGAAAAATTAATATCTACATTGACACCACCATTTTGTTGGCCAGATTTCTTGCAATCCTTAATAATTGAACTAAATGCCTTATTAGCTGCTTGTTTGGGCTTCTTGCCACAATATCTTCCTTGAATTTGATTGTTGTAAATTAATTTGAAATATCTTAATCTTGCATTTGCATCACCTTCGGCATCACCTTCTGCATCACCTTCTGCATCCTCGGTTTCTTGTTTAACTTCTACTTTTGCTTTATTCTTCTTTTCAGTTGTTTTTTTATCAGCTTTCTTTTCAGCTGTTTTTTTATCAGCTTTCTTTTCAACTGTTTTTTTATCAGCTTTCTTTTCAGCTTTCTTGTCAGCCTTCTTCTCAGTTTTTTTTGCTGATTTAGTAGAAACACTTTCTTCAGCTACTGTTTCTGCTTTTGCTTCTTTTACATCTTTGGCTGCTTTTACTGCTTTAGTCTTTTTAGAAGGCGATGTAGCAGTTTGTTTAACATCAGTAGATGCTTCAGCTACAACTGGTGCAGCTTCAGTTGTAGTTTTCTCATCAGCTTTTTTAGCTTTTTTAACTGTTTTTTTTTCTGTTGTTGCAGCTGCTTCAACAGGTGCAACTTCAGCAGTTTTACCAGAAGTTTCTTTAACTACTTGTTTAGTATTTTTACCAGTTGACTTTTTAGTGGAAGTTTCAGTGTTTGTGTTTTTGGATACCATTATTATAATGTGTATACTTTTTTAATTTTTAAATTATTTTAATAAATGACGATAAAAATATTTTTTTTTTTGATACTATAATATATAAGATAAATGAATATTATAAAAGAAGATATTTTTAAATGTAATATATTACAAAAAGAATATAAAAAAATAAGTTTAATACTGGTTAATATTCAAGACGTAATAATACAAAATGAGAATATATTATTGTATTCAAAAAATAATTCAATGAAAGCATTAAATGAACTAATTAAAAAATTAAATGAATTGTATAATAAATCTATAATAGATATAATATCAAAAGATAAATCTACAAAAGTGAATATATTGCATAATGAATCAATGTATTCAGATATACCTGATATAAAATCGGAGAATAAATCAGAAGATTATAGTACACAAGAAGAAGTAGATACCAAAAAAATAAATAACAAAATTAAAAATAATATTGATAAACAAGATAATAATTTAAACATAATATTAAGTAAAGACGATATAATAACACTTGAATTAATAGACAACATAAGAAATAATTTGGTACACATAGATAGTTTAAACAATTATGGTAAATACAATAATTTAAAAAAAATAGCGATGTTTAATCCATTAAAAGAAATCAAAGAACAAATAATATTATTATGTAAGATAGTTGGATTTACAACAATAAATGATATAATATATTTAACAACAAATATAAATAATTACAATATGAATGATGATAACAAAATGAAAATTGATTTATTAGATAAAATATTTGTTCCATTAAATTACGAGATAGAAAAAAAGAATAATAAATTAGTAAATATCAAAATAAGTAAATATAATGAAAATCACGTAATATTATTTAATAATCAATGTATGGTTGAATTAATGGTAAATAATAATTTATTTAAGATAAATGGATACATTAAATCAGATCCATTAAATATTTACATAAGAACTTCACAAATATCAAATATGTTTTTATTTAATAAAAAAACAAGATTTGAAGAATTAATAAATTATTTAAAATCTCCTTCAAATAATATAAAATTAGAATTATCTAAAGAAAATTTAAATAAATTAGAAAAAATAAATTTTGATTTTGCAGATATTTATTTAAAAAATATGACAATAACTGAATTAATAATTATAAATGATGAAGAATTTATAGAAAAATTATATGAAGATTATATAAAATTTATTGAATTAAATAAAATACAATTTGTAAGATTAATTAAAACTTTTACAAAAGATGCTAATGAAAATTTATATACAATTTATAATACCATTAAACTATTATTATTAGGATCAGACGAAAATTGTTCTATTGCTAGTTTATTATTTAATTTATTGAAAGATAAAAAAAATGCAGGAAATAATGAATATATTGCAAATATAATATATCAACAATTAAATTATATTGGTCAAATAAAATTAAAAAAATCTAATTTTAATATTAAAAATGAATTAGAAAAATTAAAAGGTATAACGTCGTCAGATGTTGATTTAAAAAGACAAGTATTATTATCAAAAAACATGCCAGATCATATTAAAAAAATATGTTTAGAAAAACTAGAAGATTTAAAAAATGCAAATAATGAAACATCTAAAATAAAATTATATGTTAATATATTAGTACAATTTCCATGGCCATCTGATTCTGATGATAATTTGTTTAAATTAGTTAGTATTGATAAAAAAAAATCTAAAGAATTTTTAGAAAATGTTGAAATGAAGCTAAATAAACAAATATATGGTCATACTATAGCAAAAACTAAAACTTTACAAATATTAGCTAAATTAATATCAGTACAGGGTTCACATATTAGTCCTATTGCACTTGCAGGACCACCTGGTGTAGGTAAAACAAAATTTGCTCAATGTTTGGCAGAATGTTTAGAAATACCTTTTGTTCAAATTACATTAGGTGGACAAAATGATGGTGAGCTTTTACATGGTCATGGATATACATATTCTGGTGCACAACCAGGATTAATTGTTAAAAAAATGGTTGATGCAGGATCATCCAGATGTATAATGTATTTTGATGAATTAGACAAATGTGTATCAAAATTTGGTCAAACTAATGAATTAATGAGTATATTAATACATTTAACAGATCCAATGACAAATAATTCATTTCAAGATAGATTTTTTCAAGAAATATCTTTTCCATTAAACAAGGTAATATTTATGTTTTCATTCAATGATATATCAAAAATAGATAAAATTTTATTAGATAGAATGGAAGTATTAAATGTAGATAGTTACAGTATAAAAGAAAAAATAACAATAACAAATGATTATTTATTATTACAATTATGTAAGGAAATTGGTTTTGAATACAAATCAGTAATATTTACTCCAGAAATTTTGACAAACATTATTGAAAATTATACATTTGAACCAGGTGTTAGATCATTAAAAAGAAATGTAGAAAATATATTGTTAAAATTAAATATTGATAAAATTTATCAACGAGGTTTATTTAAAGATGATATAGAATTCAGTGTTACTAATCCTCTTATAATAAATAATGATATAATTAAAGATTACTTAGGTGATGTTAAAATGACTTTTAAATCAATTCATCCTAAACATATGATAGGTGTTGTAAATGGATTGTATGCAACATCAATGTGCAGTGGTGGTATTGTACCAATACAATTAACTGGTAATTATTTAGGTTTAAGTAATAAATTTACTCTAAAACTAACAGGTAATCAAAAGAAAATTATGAGGGAATCAATATTATATGCATTTACAACAGCTATAAATTTATTAACAGATAATGCAAAAGAACAATTTTTCTTACAATATAAAAATGGTATTCATATTCATACACCAGAAGCAGCAACACCCAAAGATGGTCCAAGTGCTGGTGTATCTTTTACATTAGCATTTTTATCAATAATGTTAAATTTAAAAATTAATAGAGAAATTGCATTAACTGGTGAAATAGATTTATATGGAAATGTATCTAAAATAGGTGGTGTTAAATATAAAGTTCAAGGAGCATTTAAAGCAGGTGTTAAAATTATTTTCTTACCTTCTGAAAATAAAGAAGATTTAGAAAAAACAAAAAAAGAATTACCTGAAATTTTTGTAGATAATTGTAATCAAATAATATTTGTAGATCATGTGTTAGAAGTAGCAGAAAAAGCTTTGATAGATTGGGATAGTAAAAAATATCTAATAGAAAATAAACATATAAATTAAAAATAATAAAAAAAAATCACAAAATTATAAAAATTTTATAAAATTATATAAATTTTATAAAATATAAATTTATTAATAAATGGAAAATAATATAAATTTTTTTATTATATTAAGTTTATTTTTAATACAATTTTTTATTATATTTTTTTTAATTTTTATTATTTATAATTATTTTAATAAATTATATAAATTACAA